TTTTTTTTGGGCTAAAGAAACCATGGATCTATTAAAAGCAGTGAACCTGATCTTGCCCGCACTGGGCGAGCATCCTGTTACGCGAGTGGATGTGAAGCACCCGACACTAGCAGTGATCCTGCCTGTGATCGACTCGAACGTGGACATGACCCTTATGCGGGGTTGGTGGTTCAACGAGTTCCCAACGACTCTGTACCCTGACAGCGAGGGCGGCATCGCCATCCCCACCGACACCTTGGCATTCATCCCAGACGAAGGGCAGCCGGGTACAGTGCGGAACGGTGTGTTGTTCAATACCACCACCCTCGACTACCTGTGGACGAAGCCAGTACCCGGCACCATCCAACTACGGATGGCCTTCGAGGAACTACCGGAGTCGGTTGCCACGTACGTGTTCTACACAGCGCTGGTGCAGATCTACCTAGTCGACATCGGCCTTGAGTCGGTAGTCGGGGAGTGGAAGCAAGTGGCAAAGACTGCGGAGTTTCTAGCCGCGAACGAACACCTACGGAACATGAGACACACGACCCGGAAGTCTGGGCGCTATGCTCGGCTCCGTTCAGCAATGAGGTCGTAACATGAGTGGATACGAGGGTGCGTACAGCACCATCCTGCAAGGGGTATCGCAACAGCTGCCAAAGCTACGGTTAGTTGGGCAGGTGACGGCACAGGATAACATGGTGTCAGACATCGTAACGAACGTCCGCCGCCGCCCCGGCCTTACCAAGAAGTTCCACTACGCTATGCCGGGGGAGGACACTGACAGCGTACGGGCGTGGGAGACAGACATCGCAGGGCAGCGTGCGCATGTGTTCGTTGGGGTACGCACAGGTAAGCTGCTGGTCATGTCGGAAGACCTCACCACTATGCGGTACGAGACGACCAGTGCGTACCTCCAAGCCAGCGCTGCTCAGGACATCCGAGGCACGACAGTAGGGGACGAGTTCTTCTTCCTGAACGTGACGAAGCAGCCAGCACTAGGTGCGCCATCGGAGACCCAGAGTTCACCTGACACCCTAGGCTTCTACTACATCAGGGCAGGGGCCTTCTCGAAGACCTACACAATCACAATCACAAATGCCTACGGGGCTATTAACCTCACATACACCACCCCGAACGGGACCGGTGCAGGTGATGCCGCAGCCTCTACGCCTGATGCCATTGCCTCCGCCTTAGCCAACTCCAACCCGGCTGGTGTGTCGGCGGTGCACATCGGGTTAGCGGCCACTGGCGCATTCGTAGGTATCTACAGTATCACGTACGCCGGTGGTGTGCTGTCTGTCGTGTCCCCATCAGGGTCCACGTACTTACAGTGCTCGAACGTATCCAAGGTGCGTACAGAGTCGGACCTACCGCAACTGCTACCGCCAGCGTGGAACGGGTACGTAATGTCAGTTGGGGAGCAGAGGCTGCTAAGGTACTACAAGTACAACGACGCACGTAAGGAGTGGCTAGAGTGCGGTGTGTGGGGTAGTCCCGCCTCCTTGACCAACATGCCACCAAGGGTCACATACGTAGGCGGTGTATGGTCTTTCGCCCAGCCAGCATACGAGGGGCGTTTAGCCGGGGATGAGGATTCAAATCCTAGTCCAGTATTCTGTACGACCCGCAAGCCTTCTGGGTTAGCGGCATTCCAGAACCGCCTAGTGATCCTATCAGGGTCTACTGTGTACATGTCGGCTAGTACAAACCCCCGTAGGTTCTTCCGCTCGACAGTTACGAGCTTGCTCGATAATGACACTATCGCAGTTGGCTCAAGCGCTAACAGTTCGGCTGAGTACCAGTACGCTGTCCCGTTCCAGAAAGACTTGCTGCTGTTCTCTCGGAAGTACCAAGCGCTGATCCCTAGCGGGGGTAACGCCGTTACACCACGCACCGCGACAGTCCTACTCACCTCTGCATACTCAGTGGACACACTATCTGAGCCTGTACCGGTAGGCCGCACGCTACTATTCTCCGCCCCACGGTCCTCAGACTACTTCGGGTTCATGGAGATGGTGTCCAGCCAGTACACGGATGCTCAGTACGTGGCGAACGATGCTACGGCCCACCTACCTAAGTACATGGGTGGGCAGTGCAGATTCGGTGTGGCTTCGTCGGTGGCTAGTATGGTGATGTTCGCCCCTAGCCGGGATAGGAACTCCCTCGTGGTGTACGAGTACAGCTGGGACGGGGACACGAAGGTGCAGCAGTCTTGGCACACTTGGCGGTTCAAATACCCAGTGGCCTCGGCCTACTTCTCGAACGAGGTCATTAACGTGATCTTCATTCAGAACGGTCTACTGGTAGGCTGCACGATGGATCCACGGCAGGGTGCCCTGAACTTCAGCAGCTCCCGTAGACCGTTCCTCGACTTCAACGGGGAGATCAACGTGGTGGATAACGTATGCACTGTGCCGTCGTGGTTGACTACATTCGACCCAGATGCTATTGCGAGTCTAAAGCTGTCGGTTAGCACAGGCCCGCTGGCAGGAGAAGAGGTCGGCATCGCCGGCCACGTAGGTAACGTGATCACCACAGTTAGGTCATTCCCATCGGGGTTGGTGAGCTTCGGGTTCCCGTACCGCTCCCTCATGAGCCCGACGCCACCAATTGCCCAAGACCACAACGGGATCAAGATCGAGTCGGCTAAGCTCACGGTACTCAGGTTCGGGATATCTACGCAGAACTCCAGCGAGTACATGGTGCAGGTCACGGACAACACTAGCCTTGATGCGGACGTACTAGACCAATCCACACTTCGGTTCTGCTCTACTGAGCTGGAGCTAGGGCAGGCCCGGTACGGCGTAGCCTCTAGGGCTGTAATCCCCGCACGGACGAACGCCGACACGACTACCCTCATGATGTACACAGAGGGCACAGGGGAGCTGAACTTCACCGGCCTAGATTACACAGGTCGATTCAATACACGCATCAGAAGGAGATAACCCGTGGTTTGGCCATTGATTGCAATGGCTGCCATGTCGATGATGTCTCAGAACAAGCAAGCTGCCGGGGCCGCAGACGCGGCTGGTAGCTATGCGATTCAGCAACGAGACAGAGCTTTGGATTACGTAGGCGAGTCCAAAGCCGCCATGGAAGCCAACACGAAGAACTTCCAAGCCCAAGCCTTCAGGGTTGGGATGTTGAACGTACAGAAGTCACAGGAGGTACGTGCTCTAGAACAGCGGAAGTTCGATGCCTCAGCCGGGGAGCAGGCAGCGCTAGGGACTGCGGCGGTTAACGCTGCGGCCTCTGGTACTGTGGGTGCTTCCGTAGATGCAGTGCAGTCGGACATCCAGATGGCGTTCGACAAGGTGCGCTCTCAGATCTCAGACGAGAACGAGATGAACGCCTTGAACTACAACACCGCCCTGTACGACCTAGTAACGAACGGGCAGAACTCAATCGTATCCGTAGGTGAGTTCCGAAACGGTCAGAAGATCGGGAAGGGCGCAAGCCAGCTCGCTATGCTGGGCGGGGCAGCCATGTCCGTAGCTGGGCAGTACGTAGGCGCTAAGATGGACTTGGGCTTAGGCTCCAAACCAGAACCAAGCTTCGGCGCTCAAGCCGGGTTCACACTATCGAGGTAACACAATGGTATTACGTGCATCGGGGCCACTGAACATCAGTGCGCCTCAGGGCACCGCACAGGTGCGTCAAAGCAGTGTCGGCCAAGTCGGTCCCGACGTACGCAAGTTCAGTCAAGGAAGGGCAGGCGGTATCGCCCCCACCACGGAGTCGACAGCAGACCGCATCATCGGCTCCATGATCCCACTAGGGCAGAAGATAGCAGATAACGCCTTCAAGGAGCAGCTTGAGTCGAAGTACCTTGAGGGTGTGCAGGCTGCGGCTCAAGGTAAGAGCGAAGAGGAACTGAGCACGAACCCTCTCACTGCTGACTGGACTACGGCAGGCTACCGGGACACCGTAGGCCGTGTGGCTATTAGTCAGCATCAGGCACAGCTCCAGCTGGACCTCCCCCGCTTGGCTCAAGGCACCCCTGAGCAGTTCAAGGACTACATGACCGAGAAGCGCAAGCCGCTTCAGGATCAGCTGGAGGGTATGTCGAAACAGCAGCGCGCCGCCATGTTCGGACAGATGGCCAACGATGAAGTGGCTGCCCAGAAGAAGTACACCACCTCACGCTCGGCATGGATCTTGGATCAGGAGCAGAAGTCGATCCAGCAGAGCATGACCGTACGCCGGGGCAACCTCGACGCGGCCAAGGGGGACATGCAGCTGTACCAGCAGGAAGTGCATGGCTTCGTTGGGGCTATCTATAAGGACGTGTGGCAGAACCCTAAGCTCACCCCGAAGATGCAGCTTGACATGACCCGGCAGGCTATGGAGTACGCCTCCAGCTCTGACAACGTGGCTGTGTATGATGCCATGAAGAACACCGAGGTTAACTTCGCGGATGGTACAAAGGGGACTATGATGTCCCGGCTGGAGTTCGACGATCAGATCAAGGTAGATAAGGCCCACCGCTCAGCGATGGATCGAGTCAAGGTAGTTCGCTCGCAGGACTTCGAGACTTGGGTAGCTGCAAAGACTACTCAGTGGAAAGACCCCAACGGGGGTGTCACTGAGTCCTATGACGAAGTAGACGCACAACTCAGGAAGGCCGAAGAGTCTGGTATCCTAGGCCAAGGTAAGCGAGAGTCTGTGCTGAAGGACTACTTCCACGCAGTAGCCACCAACGGTGACAACTCTGCACTAGCGAAAGGGTTCGCCGGCGGGGATCAGCAGGAGTTCTTACGGCAGGGTAAGACCCAAGACGATGGGCTCAAGGCTTGGTTGAAGGTGAACAAGGACGCACCGTTGCCGCAGGTTGTGCAGGGGCTCATGGTCATTGGCAACAACAGCGGCATGGACTCTGCTCTGACTCAGGCCGGGAAGTTCCTCACCCCAGCGTTTGCTCAGCTTGGGTACGGAGAGGACATTAATCCAGAGAACGCCCAGCTTGTGACGAACACGCTCTCGGCACTAACCATCGCAGAGCAGACTAACCCCGGAGCTAAGTCCAAGTTCCTACAGGCCCTGAACCCGGAACAGCAGGACATGGCGTTGTACATGTCAGAGTTGCAGAAGGAAGGCACTGCCGACCCCCTCACAGTGGTCAAGATGGCACGGGCCAAGGTGTTGCAGGACAAGCAGTCTGGTGGGTTGACCTCTGAACTCCGAGCGAATGCCTTGAAGGTAGACGCCCC